GACAAACTCCCCTTCATCAAAAGGTGACATGAAATGCCCAAGACATGCCATTTCAAGTCCATCGGCATCGATACCGACTTGCACCCACCCTGGTCGGGGGCCGAAAAGTTCTCGACACTCGGGGCCGTAGGGTGAATAGGGTGCTGGTACTTGCCCAAGATTTGGCTTAAAGTGGGCCATTCTCCTGGTGATTGCTCCCATCGTGTTGACTGCGCCATGAATTTTCCCTTCCGGCGTAACGTGATTGAGCCACGCTTCTTTGCCTTCGGCTATCTGGCCGATACGTTTGTTTAAAGTTAAGAACTCTGTAAGCGGTTTCGCTTCCTCATAATCGAGCGCACCTAAAATATCATCATCGACCTTAGGCTTGCCGGTCTTTGTGGTGAACTCCACCGGCTCCCATCCGTACTTCTTAATGAGCATTTCAGATATGTGATCATGTGATGCAGGGTTGAAGTCTGTCAGTTCAATCTTGGTCATGGTTGCACCGGCAGTGTAATGCAGTCGCGCATTGTCGCGCTTAGGGGTGAAGGATTTGCCCTTCTTATAAAATGGTGGGAATGTCTCAATCATTTGGGTGCGGAGTTCTTCGCGCTTATTGAGCAGCTTAATGTAAAGCAGTTGCGCTTTATCCTTATTGAAATGAATACCATTGGCCGTCTGTCTGTGAATGATCTTCTCTACCTCATGCTCAATATCCTTAGCCTGGGCAGAACAGTTCTTGCTATCAATCTTATCAAGCAGGGCCAGCGTCACGCTGACATCTTGCTCACAGTAGTCGGACATTGCAGGAGTCCATTCCTGCCAATCAGTAGTCTTTGCGTAATCTCCCTTTAGAATACCCAAACGAAAGCCCCAGGCTTCCAGCTTGTGCGTTCCGGCCAACCGGTAGGACATAAAACATTTCGGCAGTCGGCCCCTTTGGTATGCACCAAAATCTAAGTCTCTGATATTAGGCCACAGCAGACGCGACATAATCTTCGTGTCTGTAATTTTTCCGGTGTAAACAAACGCCGGATACATTATCTTAATGGCCGGTAAATCGAAGTCTATAATTGAGTGGCCGCACACATGGTCAGCCAGTTCAATCTTGCTCACACCCACTGACACCGGCAAGTTGGCCTTGTCATATCGGGTGTGCTTATTCGTTTCAGTATCATAAATGTTGATGCAATGAATAACTTTAAGGTCAGGGAGAAGCCCATTTGTTTCTATATCAAAGACAAGCATGAACTTCTCCTTTCGATTATAATGGTTGACCCGGGTTTTCGCAGCCTAACTCGGCCACGCACACATCCCAAAGCGCCTTAAGGCTTTCACAGGTTAGCATTTGGTATGTGTAGTCGGTATTGTCCAAAATGAACCCAACACATAAACCGTCTTTGTTCTCCATCCACACTGACACGTCACCTCTCGGATCATCAATGGCTCCAAGAATTGTGAAGCCACGTTCTTTCGCTTGATGCAAGAAGCCAAGCGTCTGCGGATTGGTTTGCGTCCGGTAGGGATAGTCCTGAGCTACTGCAATGGTGCCGCCCAAGAGAAAAATACCAACAACGATTGTCGCTAAGAATTTTCTAAACATTTTTTACACCACCTTTGGGTTTGGATTTCAAGATACGGCTGGCCAATACGATCAGCTTCGATCGGATAGTCAGGGTAATTCGCATCCAGCGTAAAGCGCACCATTTTGGGTGCCTTTAACGGTAAGATTTTCCAGTATCCCTCTCCTAAAAAATGTAACTTTACTGCGCTCCACCAATCAGCCGGAACGTCAATCATGTCCAGCCTTTGTGAAACAACGTAGCGTGACAGTTCAACCACAAGATGCCTTGACTGCTCGCTGAAATAAGACTCAATGCAGTATTCATCCGCAATCTTAGCTTCGTCCACTAAAGCCCTCGACATCATTAGCTTCAAGCGCATCCGTATTGTGTCGGTGTATAATTTATCGTTTAACATCATTTTCCACCAGCACTTTCTCACACTCGGTCGTGTGCTTCGGGGTCTCGTCCGGGCGCGGAGTCATGTGCGCCTTGCACCGGGGGCAAACAACTACCCAACCATCAGAGTACGCCCAACCAGTGAACGGGCAGGGTGATACGGTGACAGCTTCTTCGCCACATTCCGGACAACGTAAGATTAACTTTTTGCTTTTCGCCATGATTATTCTCCCTTTCCAAGTATATCTATCAAGGTAGAAAATTGTAGCACTATGGATAGAAGACTTTTTGCTTTCTTGTCTCCTTCGGTAGCCAGTTCTTGCAATGCTGCGATACCGCTTCGGGCGTTCAGAAATTTACTTATGTCTGCGCCGCCAGCCAGGGCAACGATATCGTCAAAGGCTGCAAGGTACTTTCCTTTAGCATAATCTGCCATTAGTTCTTCCCCTTTCTGCGCTTAGTTTTCTGTTGGCCGACTCGCTCTTTTACCTTTAGCACTTTTTCTTTCGGCATGTTGAACGGGCATTTGCACAGGTTTATAAAGAGTGAAGGTGGAGAAGCGTAAACGCCGCATGTTAGGAACACTTTGTTTACCTTCGTACACCCTTCGCAGATGTATTCTATGTTCGATGTCATTTCTCTCAATCTCCTCTTTGAATTTATCGATTAGTACTTTCACCGACATGGATGGAAAAGCCTTCAGGAATCCTTCCATCCACCCAATGACTTCATCCAGGTTAACCCCGGGCCGCATCAAGTACTTCCTGCCGGGATTTGGGCGCATGACCGAAGGTCGCATCCTGGCAACCCTGGCACATCCCTGAGATGTGAAACTCTTTGACGGAAAGAGCGTCATTAAAATCCAGTGATGTCACAGCACCACTACACATCGGACACCGGCCCTGATCGATTAGATCACCGGCAGTCTCCGAACCTTTACCAATCACCATTGCTCTCGCTAACGGATTCATTATTTTCCTCTCCCTTTGGTATTTCGTTAAGGTCAGTTGGCAACAACCTTCCGCTGAACGGTGAGTATTCCAGAATGTCAGCAACGCCGGTATCGCCGGTTCTCCGCATCTTAAGTAAGCGAAGACGAGAATAGTTCTTGGATGCTTCATCTTGCTGATCCCTTTCCATTGCTATAACGGCATCGGATAGCTGCTCTAAAGATGCGCTACCTCTCAAGTCAGTGAGACTCACTGCGCCACCTTCATTGTATCCCTTGCCGCTACCCATCTTTCTTTTCAGATGGACGATTGCTTGAATGCCACACCCGGTCTCCTCAACCAGCGAGCGCAGCTTGGTCATTAGTCGATCGATCATCAATCTTTCGTTGTCTCCTAAGCCAAAATCAAGAGCAGAAACCACGATAGAGATATGATCAAGAAGGATAAAGGAACAACCCAGGCCGACAACCATGTATCTAATTTTTGCCAAAAGATTTTCGATCTGAGTGGAACCAAAATGGTTATAGAAGAAGTATCGACCATTTCCCACAGTCTCGTCATACGCTTGTCTAAGCTCGTCTTCATCAACGTCTCTCCTTGTCTGCATCGGCATCTTCAAATGGATACCAATGTGTCTCTCTGCGGCAATCTTAACGCTCTCCTCAAGCGCCATGATGCCAACAGTTTGGTTATGCTTCATCGCTAAATCATAAATTATTTCATGGACAGCGGTTGATTTGCCTATGCCGGAGCCAGCCGTCCACACCCACAATTCACCCTTTACAATCCCTTGTGTTCGTTGGGATAACTTCGGGTAGGGCATCTCAAAGCCTTTTTCCGGAACCTTCATGATCGTATCCCACAATGATTTGCCGGATATGATACCGTCAGGCCGCCATGTTTCCGCATCATAAATGCACTGCATGACACGCTTAGGGTCTTTGAGAAACAACTCGTTAGCGTCCTTGTACCCATCGTATTTCATTATCTTGGTCTTGCCTGGGGGCAATAAGGCAGCAACCTTCTCCCCGGCTTCTTTCCCGGCTTCATCATCGTCAAACGCCAGGATAACTTCATCAAAACTGCAGACAAACTCAAGGTTCTTTTTGATTGCCTTCGGTGCGCTCTGAGTTCCAGAAGGGATGCTGACCACCGGCCATTTGTTTCCCTGGACTTGGCTGATAGTCATACAGTCTATCTCGCCTTCCGTGACGATTAGTTTTTTGCCAAAGGATTTCCAAAGGTGTTGGCCCCATAAACCAGCTTGCCTGAAGGAACCAATCCACGTAAAGTCTTTGGACGGGAAGCGAAGATGTTGTCCAACAAGATTCCTCTTTGAATCAAAATAACAAGCAACTTGAACAGGGGTGCCGGACAATTTGGAAACACGGTAATCAAACTTTTTACAAGTCGTAACGCTAATTCCACGTTTGTTAAGGGGCTGGTAGGAACCATCGAGAAAAGCGACAGTTGCTTTGGGATTGTCTTCTTCTGTCCACTGTGGCTTCTCTCCGGTATCGCCTTTGGTTGACTTTTCGCAGGAGAAGCAGAAGGTACTGTTGTCTTCATAGACTGCAAGTGCGTCTGAACTGCCGCAGTCGGGGCAGCTTCGGTGTTCGATGAAAGTTCCCATGTTTTCTCCTCTCCTATGGAATGATGTAAGTGACTATGTGTCATTGGATGCAATGCTTCCAAATTATCTGCGCGGTTATTTAAAGAGTTACCATCGATATGATGCACATGATTTTTCTTAGGTATCGGGCCAACAAACGTCCGGTAAATCACAATGTGTAGCGCCCGACTGTATTGCTTCCCGTTTTTATTGAATCGAACTTTCCGGTACTCAGTTAAGTGGTCGTTTGCAGGAGTACGCATACTGCATGTTCCAAGCCGTCTCAAAACCTTTTTAACCTTGCTGTAAACGTGGCCATACGGTGTAGCATAATAGCCAGGGAATCCCGGTACTTTTTTCATCACATTATCCATCAGATAGACCCCCTTAAAATAGAAAAAGCCCCCAAGCCGTTAGGCTCAGGGGCAATTAAAATTAACTACACCATTTGTCTTGCCCTTTGGGCATCTTGGTGGAGTATCTTCCGTAACGAGTACCATTCACAGCGACACGCATTTCCGTCCAGATTCTCATTCCTCTGGCACGAAGCGTATCGATAATCACCGGCAGCCGAAAGAGTGAGTACTCTTGGATGGCTTCCAGTTGTGTGATGGATCGGCCCGATTTCAAATGAGCCATTACTGCTGCGGTTTTCGTTTTGTAAAGATTATGTAGCATGTTAATAGTCCTCTCCTGGGGCAGCCTTTTTCTTCCGGCTTCCCTGTTTGAATTTTGTTTGGCGCAAGTCCAGGCCAAGCTGAACCTCTCCTTCCATTCGGATTACCTCATACGCCAAAGCCAAGATATAATCCTTTATCCAGTTGATCTGTGGGATCGTTCCCATTGTCCTCTGGATAGTGTGCATAATGCGGTGAGCATCTCCTCGGATACCCACCGTAATCTCAGGTTTATAGGAAATGTGATGCTTCTGCAACTTTGGATCGGCCATTAGAAATCGCCGTCTCCATCAGCCGGTTTTTCCTCGTCACCCGGCTCGAAGTCTTCTCCACCGGCCAGTGCTTCACCGTCAGTGTCAAAGCCCATGCCAGCGGCATCTGCACCATACTCGACAAGCTCCCTGATCTGAACAGCACCGATGTACAGGGTGACTCCGATGTTCTTGATCTTGGTTTTCTTGCCGTCAACAACAGCTTCCTGATCCATCACATACGGTTTGATCGTGGTTTTGATGCAAAGGATGGAGCCATTCCCAATGTTGATCCGGCGTTTTAACTGGTTGCCAGCGGCATCAAAGAGAACGGGTTTCAGGTTGATGGTCTCTCCGTCTTTTTCAAACGAAGCGTTGGATTTGAAATGGACATAAATTTTTCCGGTTTCTTCCTTATCGTCATTCAAATCGTCACCATAAGGATACTGTTTGAAGATGCGCTCAATCTGAGCCGGTTTCAGGCCGTCAATGACATCATCGTACTTCTCTTGCGTGAGTTGATCGATGATCTTTTTGAGTTCCATCTTCTCAAATTCTTCCGGCAGCCATAGCAGCTTGGTGGTGTACACGCCCTTCTTGTTGAAGGTGGTATCCGGTGTCACAAGATGCGGCCATTTGGCTTCTCCTGGTTTGGTGACCAGTTGCGGAAACTTAGATTTTTTAGCCATTTGTTTAACTCCCCTTCTCTGTTTGTTTGTGGTGATAGGAACGCAGCACTTCAAGAGGGTCAATCCCTACTTTTGAGCAGCGTTCAAGAAATCTTGGAGACGGTGGGAATAAGCTCCAAGCCCTTTTCCAGTATAATCTTAACATCTGTCGGACAAAATTAAATTCATGCATTCTTTTTCCTCTCCTTGTTTGGTACAGGGCAAGCCTAAGAGAGCAGGGAGTTCCCATTGGGTCAACCCCCGGGCTTACAGAATCCACCGTCTCGGCGATGTAATCCGGATCAGTCTATATTCTGCTATCTCTAATGTCTCCATCCACACTTCCCGGCATCTGTGGTTTCAAAGCGAACCGTCAAAGTAAGCTCCACCGTTATCATATCTGTGCGAAGTGTTTAGCTTGTGACTTTCCCTGTGGTTTTAATGGTGTTGGATAGGGGATTTGAACCCCTGTCTTCCAGCGTGAAAGGCTGGCATCCTACATTAGACGAATCCAACAAGGTGGCAGCCCGTAGGGGATTTGAACCCCTGATCTCTGGCTTGACAAGCCAGCGCTGTAACCTGACTCAGCTAACGAGCTAAATGGCACCCAGGCCATGAGCTACATCCAGTCGATGTTTGGCTGGTAAACTCACGGTTGCAACTGACCCGGGATTTGATTGGTGGACGTGGGTGGAGTCGAACCACCGTCCGGCGCAGTGTCTCATATAGAGCCTTACTCGCCGTCTAAACCGTTCACGCCCGTTATTGGTCTGAGAGCGACCGGACTCGAACCGGCATTTCGTACCCATATTGCCCCTCTTTCGCATCAGTTTAGGACTTACAGCCCTACCAGCACTGGCCTTGTGATCACTGTTGATGCAATACCCAGGCTACGCTCCCACATTATCGGTGGGTGGCATCGGGAATCGAACCCAAGCAGACCACTGCCATGCCACCCATAATTATCTACAAAAATATGTTGAGGTTAATATTGCGTTAAAGTCAATGCTACCAAGCTTCGGCCTGTCAATCTCAAGAGTTTCTGTGCAGTCCGGCGCTATGCCCTGAAGGAACTTATAAAGAAAGTCCTTCTCCTCATACATCATCACGAATTGCTCACGGACAACCTTATGTAAGTCCGGTAAGTCAGCGGCATGTGTACCGAAAGAGTCATGCACCGTTGTCAGAGCGCCACCGTGGTCTTTCCAACCCAAGGCTATAAATAGCAAATGGCTGGCATCCATAGAATGAATGAAATTAGGAGCGATACTTTGCTCTGCTTTTTTCACCTGGATACCGCGCTCAGGAGCTTCGTGACTAAGGTTCAAACGAACTCGGTCACCCTTCTCCTTGTTTGACTCCCGGCGTATATCGACACTTAACCAGTAGGTGTCCACTCGCTGAGTACGGGTCTGCCAGTAGGTTTGCTCAATCGGTAAACCGATCGGTGACATCCATTTGACAGCCTTTCCAGCTTCGGCCAGCGTCTTAGCACATGCCTGAACATATTGCATCCCCTCGTCAGCCTTCTTGACAACCTCTCGCATAGCTTCGTTGTTCTTGCCAGCGATGTACTGCGCCATTTTGTAATTATCTTCCGGCGCATCTTCAAGGTAGCGTGGAGAGTGCTTTTTGTCCAGGTCGTTCAACTCTTTGAGAACCTGATCGCGCATCCCGGGAAGGGTTGCACCATACAGCTTGGTCATGACGTTCCTTTTGGTTATTGTCCTGGTAACGTGATCGCGCCAAGCAATCGCCATTGGGTCAGTGTCAAACTTAAGACGCGACTCCACTTCATCGGCCACGGCCTGATAAACGTCATCAGGCATCGGCTTATCAATCATTCCTACCTGTGCGCCGCCCTCACCGTCATGTAAGACGGCAGACCAGTGCTGCAAGCCGGAACACGTTTGATCGATGTGGCATATCAGGCGAGACTCATGCTTCGGGTCTCTGAGATACGCCGCATAATCAAAGCAGAAGGCTAAGAACTGAAACGGTTTGTCAGCGTTGCCCCAAAATTCCATTGAAGTTTCGCCATAAGGAACCGAGTCAACCAACTGGATTAATTCAGCATGGTCAATAATCCAATTCACACGCTCATGCTCTGAAAGCTTGTCCTCTCCATACACATTAGCGCCATGAATCATGAACTCTTTGACCGCATCACCTTCAATGCGTTTACCTTCGGCATACTCAAGGCAACCCTTTGCAGGATCGTCTCCTTGCGGAGTCAACACTGGCGTACTCATGCAGAAGGTGCGTCCTCTCCAATCAAGATTGACGGGGAAGTATATCGTGCTGTATTGCTCAAACATTTTTGCTATCCGAATTTCCTCAAGCAAACGTGTTCGTTTTGACTTCTCGTTCCAATAGGTTTGATATCTTTTGTGAGCATCAATTTTCCAGGCTTTCACAACGTCAGGATGCTCCACGGAAAATTCTTCGTAAGATAATACGGCCTGTTGCTCCCAAGGCTTTGGCAAAAGGGCGAGCTTCGGTAATTTGCCGTCAGGCAGCCCTGCCTTGCCGGACATTTTGAGTTCTTCCAGCACGTCCACAACACGCTTATTTATATGGTACTTGGTCTTTTGAAGTGAGTTGACCGCTTCATAAACCAGCGGATCAATACGGCCAGCGTTCTGTTTCAGCCATTCCTGATCCACGTTCCGAATAAGGCGGCAGCTTCGGTAGCCTTTGGCAAACTTCTGGCTAACGTATCCACCCTTCCAAGGATTGACCCAATCAACAGGCGGCACAACCATTGGTTTTAAGATAGGTACTAAGATGCTACAAAATTCATGGTTCTTATCAAGCCATTTCGTTGTCCACTCGGTCGGCTTCAGTGTAATACCTTTCAGTTGAACCTTCCGGCCTAACCGTGGCACGTACAGCTTGTGCGGCTTCGGGAACTCGTCCAGGTAAAATAAGCCGCCGGTATTCAGAAAGAAATCGATCAGCGTTTTGCCAATCAATAATTTTTCCTGTTTGTTCCAGTTGGTGTCAACCATTCCTTTTGTGGCAAACATTTTCTTACGGGCATGAGTTAGAACCTTGTGCCTATGCCCCGGGTGATCCGTTTGAAGTGACCGCATGACAACTGCGCGATACGCTTTGAAGTCTCTCTTAAATCTCTGATCATCCTTGTGGACTCGCACATCATCGGCCAGCTTAATGCAAATGGTCTGCATGGTCTGATCGCCCAGGTAATGATTGAAGCAGTGACGGATAGTCAGCACTGCCAATTCGACAGGCCGGATGTCACCGTAAGCTGACCTTAGGAGCTTTGCAGACCGGCCCCCGGCTTTCGCCAGATCATCAGCTATCATTTTCTCCAAAGGCGGCACATGCTCCATTAAAAGCTTCATTTCGGGCGTGAACAAGAGCATGTCCTTGTCACCCGTCTCGGCTTTGGCCAAATCTTTGTAATACCTGACCACAGCTTCTTTGATAGCTCCTGTCTCAAAGCTATCCTCATGCTCTATCAAAGTATCGATACTTAAGTCTGTATCAGGCATGAAGTTCTCCTTTCATTGGATTTTCGGTTAACTTAAGGGCAGCTTGTACTAAACGTGGGGGGAATGGCCCCGACAATTTTCCCGACAGTGCCAGCCAATCCAGCACTGCCTTGAGTTTATCTCAGGGTTTGACCCTGGATCGATACGCTTTGACCATCTCGGCTTCATCCACATGCACGTACCTTTCGGTCTCGGTTATCGATGCGTGACCAAGCAACTTCTGGATGTATTTCAAGGACATACCAGCAGCCAACAGGCGTGTCGCATAAGTGTGTCGCAAACAATGAGGTGTTAATTTTGCCGTTATGGCAGTAGGAAGGGCCAATTTAAACATTTTGCTGATGTTATTTGACCGTAACTGCTGATTTTTACTGTTAACAAAGCAAGTTTCGGTCTCCCTATCCCACAGATATACCATTAAAACGCTCACTGCTTCACTGTACGGAACAACACGGCCAGTTTTAGCCTTGGTGATGTCAGTGGTCAGCCGGACAACTTTGCTCTCAATGTCGATCATCTCAGGGCGCATTTTGAGTATTTCACCAATCCGCATCCCGGTATCCAGGGCCACCATTAAGATATCCTTTAAAGTGCCTTCGCAGTTCTCGAACAGCAAACGCTCCTGGTCAGCGCTCAGGGTGTTGACGATCGATCGCGTCTTTGGCTCGTCTGCCATATCAAAGTGCGGTAACGTGTCCAATAAACCGTCCTTCTTGCACTCGTTCAGGACAGTCTTGAGGTTCCCCATGTAGCGATTCACCGTGACAGCAGATCGACCAACATTGAGTAACGCTCTGATTTTCTTGAGCAAAGGTCTGTCAATATCACAGACATTTATGTTGCCAACCAGCTTGATGATCTGGCGTACACGCTCGGCTGACTGCTCGCCAGCTTCGGATTCGTTCCAGCGTGACCAGTAGGTATCTTCAAGGGCTTCTGACAATAGGCATCCGGGCAGCGTAGGCGCATACATAATTTCAAGTATCGCGTCTCTGGCAGCATCTTCAACTTTCAGCGCCAGCTTCTTTTTGGTGACCCCGGTGCTTTTGTTCACTCGTTTTCCCTTCACTGTAAAATCCATGTAAAGGTTCTTCGAGCCTTTTCGCTTGTAAATCATAGGCTTATCCTTTCCCCTGTTAAATGACAGGTACGGAAACTATTGTTAACGAATTGAAACAATAGTTTCCTTGATCTATCATTTAGATTCTGCATTTGTCAATCAAAAGACCATCGAACCACAACTCAAAGCCGATCAGCACTTCTTCTCGAGTGCCGCCAATCTTATACTGCTTCTTTTTAATCGGCTTGACGGTCAAATTCTCTGCCAATAATTCCCTCAGTTGTTCTTTCGACATTGGAAACTCCTTTAGCGGATAATGTAAGTCATTTCGCTCAGTTCATCGTAAACGGATGTAATCCCACGGCGTAACAGGTTGCGCGGATGCGCTTCGCCGCCAGGAATGCACTTCATAAAGAACTGGTAACCAATTTTCGAGTCAATGCCCGGGCTGAACCGGCCACGCATGGTCACAAATGAGCCGTCCTTTTTGAAATAGCCAAGCTCAACCATGCCGTTTTCGACTGCCATGATTGCTTCGGCCAGCGTTACGTTCTTCTGAGTGGGCTTGCATTCATGATTGAGAGCCGTCAAGTTAAGCTCGCCGTCTTCCATTTCAGCAAATCCCTGTACCATTTTCTCGCCACATTCTGCACAAATAATATTGATAATCATTTTGTTTGTCCTTTCAAATTAAACGTACATTGTTTGTCTTCAAGGTGTAGGCAAAATTCCTTCTCTACGATTTCCTCACCCTTCTCTTCCGAAGCCGCGAGGACTCTGCCTTGACGTGAAGGGCAGAATCCCCGGCCTAATGCATTACACTTCAATATAACTCCTTTCCGTTTCGATAGTTCCTGAACAGTCGATCGCTCAGGTGATTTGGGTCACAACCATAATGCCAGCCCTGCTCAACGTAGTATTCATGGTAGTTGAAGGGCTTGGCAGCCTGTGAACTGGCTGTCAGCATGACGATAGAGACAATTAGTATTATGAATTTAATAACCATGATGCTCCTAACACGTTGCCAGCGTGGTTCCCTTTGGCATTTTCTTCTGTTTAATTCGCATGTTGATGTCAGCTTTGTTCTTCACTGAATTATCGATCACATGGAATTTCTCAGGATTATTTTGGATGTGCAACACTTCCCCATTCACACATGCCGTACACTTGAAGGCATGAGTGGCTGCAGGGCTAAGGTTGCCGGTGACTTCCGCGCCACACACATGACAGTTTTTCATAGGCTTTTCATCTCCTCTCGAACGCTTCTTGCCGATTCGTAAAAGGCTTGTTCCTTGCCAGCCCAATACTCACGGTTGTTTGCGGCATCAAAGCTTGTGAGCGCAATGTTATTCTTGGTGTTCATGCAGGATACCATTTGCGCTTCAAACTCCCGGGCCAGTTTCTCCAATAGTTCAAGCATCGTTTTCACCTTCCTTCGCCTTTGCTAAGGCTTTCCGGTTACGGTGCAGCCGGTTGCCCCGGCAGTAGTCGCAACTGTTGTGATTCCGGCAGCCCTTGACCCACCGTTTTGCTTTGCGGTAGGGCTTCCGGTGTTCTTCGCCGCTTTCAATCGCTTTGTCGTGGCTCATTTTAGTAGCTCCCCGGCCAAGTGTAATTGCCAACTAAATACGCTATCCAAATTGCATGAAATAGCACATGCCAAATCATGTGGATATCGTCATTCGGTTCTTTTGTTTTCATTTCTTTTTATCCCACTTCTCACGGAGTTGTTTTGAAGTTTGCCCCTTGTCGCATGAGGTTGACGCTGAAACGTCCTCAATGTCCTTGCCAGTTACGCCACACCAATAAACTAATTTCCCTGGTGTGCTTTTATCGTCTGAATAATTGGTACGCAAACAGTTAATGCACTTCATTTTTTGATCTCCTTCTCTGTTCGGACACCCACCTGATCATCCTTGCCGCATCTTGGGCAGTGCCAAGAGACGTGGCTGGTAAAATCAAGTTTGCACCGATAGCAATAAAATTTTCCCATGATTAAATTCCTTTCCTTTTAAGTTGCGTCCGGGCATCCTGGCTGATGTGGTCATGAACCACAGTACAGTGGATACCCGGAAACCAGTTAAAAGGACTTTACAGGCAGACCGGCCACAATGCGCTTTTTGCGCGGATTGGAGTTAACGAAATGTGCGCGAGCCGCTTCTTTCCTGCAGTGACATTCATAGCAATATTCGATTTTCTCACTGTCAGCGAAACGAGCCTTGATCAGCTTCGGGCAGCCCGGTTGGGCGCATACACGGTCAGACAATTCATCAAACTTGTGTGATTTCTTCATAATTAAAATCTCCCTGTCATGACGTTATGGTACAACGCCCGGTTGGCCGCATGTTTGCGCTCTACGGCGAGTTTAAAGCTATCCTGCTGGCTTGGTGTCATGGCATCGAAGGTTGCCTGACCGTCAACCAGCTTGCTGATAACCATTGCCAGGACTACATCGGCATCATCATCAACATGGCATCTGTCTACGATATTCTCTATGATTCCCATACTTTGCCTTTCGATTAAGGTTGCGTTAGCTTGTGATTATTTTCCCTACTGGACTCTCCACTGCGAGTCCGTGACAGCCGAAGCCTACGGGATTTCATCACAAGCTAAAACCACACTAATCGCGTGGGTCATGTTCGGATAAAATGAAGTGTCGGAGAGTGCCGCCCATCGGTGGCAATTCCACTCTCAAGTCCGGCCAGCGTGGACAGAGTGCTGAGTGCGGTGTATATTCGGTGTACGTGCCGCCTGACAGCATCCGGCCCCCGGCAAACGCTTTGTACAGTGTGCCATTCCAGATTTTATCGAAATGGACGGCATCAATTTGGATCCACTTCATTATTTGCCCCCTTTCAATGGGTCAGTCGGTATCCCGGCAACTTCCCGGGTGTCTTCTTCAAGCGCTTTTACCAGTTTGGCAGCCGTAACGATCGCTGCTTTGATCTCGGTTATACGGTGCATCGGCACTGTGCGGTTAATGCCTTCGGTGTTCGGAAGGGCAGCCGGTCGCAGTTTGCCGATCGCAATGTCAGCAGCCGCTAATGCGCTCAATGCGCTTTCCAGCTTTGCAAGGTTATAGCCATTAAGAACGTCCAGGTAATTGTGATTGAGCATAAGCTCGGGTGGTGTGTGAAATCCCATTTTGTTGTTTCCTTTCAAGGAGTTAGTAAGTTTTTTGGATTCTGTCCGGGTGATTCCGGCTGCCTTGCGATTTCCTAATGTTCGACTTGATGTGAATAACATGTTTTTTGCTCCATATCATTGTGAAAGTTAGTGTGCAAAATCTTGTGCGGAAACGTACAGTTTCTTGTACGCTCCCGGGCCTGACTTTGCCGTTAATAATCAATCAATTCAATGTGATCGCCACGTTTGCGTGGTGTGTCGAATATCATCATGGACTCGCTGGCCGGTGTGTAATATGCCACATCGTTTCCGTCTCTGTCAAGATAATAAATGTGGATGCCGAAGTCCGGGCCGCCGTAAGCCAGCCGCCCGACAACCTCACGAACTCGCCGGTGCCACTTAACGCCGTGATATTTCAGCTTGATTTCAGTGATGTACATGGTCATTGCTGGATGGACTGACATAATTATGCCGCCTTTCTTAAAATCGTCTGAGGTTTGACACGCTGCACACGCTCGGCTTCATCCTGCAGGGCATCTTTTTGCTGGTCGGTCTCGGTTGCCATATTGTTGATTTTACGATCATGATACATATTCCAAAAATGGACTTTGTTTGATGTTCTCATTATTTTACCCTTTCGATTAGTTGATTAATTTCATGGACTTTTGAATTAAATACTGACATTTCATAATTGATAGTTGGCATCAGTTTGATGATCACCATCACCGCCAGCGCGATAGCCACGCAGTAAATTATTAGTGCTTTCATGCTGTTTCCTTTCGTGTTAAGGGTTTGCGTAATGTCCTGCATCGAAAGGCTCATAGCTATTACATCGACAGCAGGACATCAAGTAAAACCTTAGCAGCCAGCGTTATATTCGGCCAGTTCCCCGGCGGTCTCATGGTCGCGTACCATGTCAAGCCAGAGTTCGGTTTCAGTGTCGCATTTGCCGCATACGTGCCACGCGACTTGTTTTTGATGCGACTCACAATCATAATTTGGGCAAAATCTCGCGGCATCTTCGGCATCTTCCACGCTGGTCGATATCTCGCGGAGCCGCAGCCGCAAGTCTTCCACGTTCATGTGGTTGTCCGGATAGCCGAATTTGCTGCTGTTCGCGTAGTCTTCCAGCAGTTTAAAACCAGCTTTCATGAGACTATTCTCGAGTTCCAAACGTAAGATATAATTCATAATTCGCCTTTCGGTTGAGGTTAATTCAAGACTAAATCCGTGTAAGCCCACGGCATCCGTGAGCTTAGGCTGATCGAGTCCTACCATTTGAGCGACTGCATGGTATGGATACTGTCGGCCAAATCCTTCGTGGCCCATTTGTCCGGGCTGTCAAGCTTCTGGCTGCCAGCCTGAATATGGAGCGCAACCACTGTTGCCGCTTGGCCGTCTGTCCAGCCCTTCGCAACAAGAAATTTCTCGGCATCAATTCTGTCCATGCCCTGCATTGCCATTGCCCACTTAAATGAAAATCCTATCATGATTATTTCCTTTCGTTTCGGTTAGTTGCAAGATTAAATCCATTCGAAAGCTTAGTTGCCTAAGCCTTCGCGTTGATCTAATCTGTTAATGTATTGGAAACACTATGTTTCGGCCATCGTGTTTCTTGCAGTAATTGCACACGCTGCAATCCGCAAGGCATACGGTGTACTTTTTGCCGTTCTCCGTGTACGTTCCCTTGTGTGACTTCCCGGCCAGCACTGATTTAGGTCGTGCTATCGCTTCGCCGTTATTCCCGGCAGTGTGTCCACTTCCCTTGACTGAAAAACTGTTGATTTTGCCGAAGTTTAAATCTTTTCGTGCGGTGTACCCATAAATAAAGACTCCCGTACATGCTCGCACGTAGTCGGCAACTTTCGCCAGCTTTTCGACACATAGTTGACTGTAAAAGTCACCGGACTCATTAAAGCGCACGTATGAGATAACACGCTGTTTTTTATTGCGTTTATTGATGATTGCAATTAGTGCGGTGGCAATATCCCGGGAGCTTGTTTTCAGCCAATACGCCGCTTGGCGCTGGCGATAGGGCAGACAACCCGGATAAATTCTTTCAGGTTTCGCGGCATAACACTTTTTGCCAAGCTTGCAGAACCCTCTGATTTTACTCGGACAATACGCTGCTGAACCCATGTTGAAAATTAGCGTGTCGGTGCCAATTTTACTGTTTCCCTGGCTCACTTCGCATCCGTTATTCTTGAAATAAGGCATGATTTTTCCCTTTCGGTTTGAAGGTTAAATTCAAGTAATTCGATAGGTTAATTAATTGGAGTTAACTTTCAAAATTGTGCTGGACTCCGTTTTTTGGCTTCGCAGTATTGCCGCCGTTTCCTGCCGCCGGTTATTTCGCGCCGTTTGGTGCTCTGTGCTTAAACTGTGCTACCCGGTGGCCTTTTGTTTCCGCTGGCTGTAAAGTTTTTGCGGAGTCCGTTTGCGCGATTTTAAGATTGTTTCCGTTTTATGCCGCCGTTTCCGGCGCGACGTTCCGTGATCGCATCTTGGGTATGTGCGAATGCCATGCCAACTATTAAAATAAGATGCAAATAAATATGCCAACATGCCGTCAACCCCCGGAAACAGTGGCTTGACAGTGATTAAAATAAGTTGAAATTAATTAATATCATTAAATAATACATGCCAAAAACCACTGAAATAGTGACGTAAAATGTCACCTTTGACGAAAATTGTCAAATTGAGCACGAAATAACGATTATTGACTGACAATTATTGTCAAGAGGTTAACCGGCTGCTGCCCAAATAGTTCAAGATAATGAACCGTTTTAGGAATTGAGCACGAAATGAGGTTTAAAATAATGAACCGATTATTGATTTGAGCACGAATTGAGGTTTAAAATAATGAACCTCTGTTTCCAGCCTTCGGGATATCCAGCAGCCAGCAGCCAGCAGCAGCCAGCAGCAGCCAGCAGCAGCCAGCCGGTAGGATATCCAGCAGCCAGCCGGTAGGAATAGCGGTCGATATCCAGCAGCCAGCAGCCGGTTAACCAGCAGCCAGCCGGATGTTAATTGCTTGTTGGCTGCAGCCCTTTAATGGAGAGCTATATTGTAGCTGCATTATAGCTGCTGTGTGTGTGCTGGCTGTGTGTGTGCCTGGAATATAAAAAATATAGATAATAGAACGAATAGACAGAAACAAATAAATTGAGCACGATATATAATGATATCAGACAAGGTGCAATGTATATTCGTAACGATATCATATACTTGGCGCGAGGTGTCGTAATTAATTGAATGAGATCAAAGCAAAAACCACTTGAAAAAGGAACGGAAACAAACGGACGGGCGCAAGGGGGAAAATCCTGCGTCTTGATAGTACGATACCCTAACAGAAATTGTTACTAAAAATTTTATCATGGAGCCGGTGGGAGGAATCGAACCCCCGACATGCGGCTTACAAGGCTGCTGCTCTGCCAACTGAGCTACACCGGCAGTTTACAATAGGGGAATACATGCGGTCAACATCCCGTCAACCCCACGATACCGTGGCTTCACATCAATGGCGTATAAACCCCTTAGGTTAACCCTCATTGGCCCTGAGGGAGTTCGACAAACTTGTGGAGACGTGGTTTACCACGCTCTCCACAGGCAGTCGGATAAGGTTATAAATAAAATTCGGTCGAGTGCGTACCGGGTGTTATGCGCTGAAGTATCCACCGATCCAACCAATGCCGATAATGGCAATGACGATCAGGCCACCAATGACGATGTACTTTCCGTAAGCCTTGAAGAACACCTTGGCTTTACCGGCAAGCTCTTTGGCTTCGGCAAGTTTGCCATTCAGTTCATCAATGGCTTCCAGGTATTCCTTTTCAATCTTGGCAGTTGCTTCGGTTCCGGCTTCTACCAGGGAAACATACGTGGTTTCGACCTTAAGTCGGGCGATGTTGACGGCTTCCTTCGCGTCATCTCGCAGTGATTTCATGCTCATGTTAATAATCTCCTTTCGCTTCTTCTTTATAATTAGGGTTGGGGTTTAAGATGTGAGACGGGGCGCTGGCCATTTGACGATATTCCTTCGATTCAAATTGACGGAGAGCCTGTTTGCCGCAGGAAGGACAACGGGTTGCTGACAAGCAAGAGGATACATGGTGAGAGCAACGGCGGCATCGGTAGGTATAAGGCATGGTAGGCTCCGTGGTGGGATAAAATTAAGCTCGGTCGTGGTGATCGATCGCTTTGGTTTCGACCTTCGATGAACTGAAGGTGTGGCCTGAGGTCTCGTTGGTTTCTCGGTTGCGGCTCGGAGTATCAATGAAGTTCAGCCCGTATCCAGAAGCGGCTCTGAAGCCTTTGATCTTAAAGCTGGCAATGGTTGGGAGTTTGTAAGTCTGCGCTCCACAGTTCCGACAAGGCACATCGTCTTCAAATTTATAAAGACCCTCGAAGGTATGCAGACAGGCAGGACATTCGTAATCGTATAAAGGCATTTTGATTTCCTCTCTCTCAGGGTACATAAGGGATATGTTGTTAGGGTGAGGTAAGTCCTAAGCTAAGGCTTACAGTTAACATATAGTTATACTTTCGGCTGCCTTGTACTAAACGTGGGGGGAATCAACTTGTATAATCATCTCCGGTGGTTATCACCCCCTCGCCCCCGGCTCTCGTTGAAGCTTGAGCCAAGCTGTGCTTTCATAAATGATTTCAACTCCTTATCTACTTCTCGCTTCTCCCACTGTTTCTTGCTCCGAATCGCATCTTGTGCTAATGCGTCCAACCAGTATCGTACCATAATTGCTAAGGCATCGAGACGATCATCATGCTTCAGTGCGCCTTTCTCTCGCGTGAGCCGTGTCATTTGATAGAACAAGGAACGGTTAAGGTCTTCATCCACCACTTCAATATCCTTATCGATCACGCTTCGGTCAAAGATAAGTCGGTGCTGATTGAGTGGTGGCTCGAGTGTATCGATAATACGAAGCTCCTTCTGGGTTTGGTGGCGTACTTCTTCAATAGAACAAGGGTGCCACTTTTGTAGAATGGGTTGAAATAGCTTTGTGAACATCCCATCACCAAAGTTGGATTCGATGATGATATGATTTATGTCGTGTCGTTTCGCTATCTTAGCTAAGAAGTTTAAAGTGGTGTCATCATAGCCGCCGGTCAAGCCCCCGACTTCGGGAACCCAAATGTTACCATGCAGCATGTAGCCGATAGCGTAAGCAGTCTCATCTGTACCCCGGCCAGCAGGATCGATTGCCATTGCCTTGCCGGTGTATTCAGTCCACTGCTTCTCATCGAAGTACATTGGGCCATACCATTTGTCACCCGTAAAGCCAACATTCCGAATATCTCCAAGTAGTTGCTGGCCACCGGAGCCATACGAAATGGCAACCGGAGCCTTGTCTCGGTGTACGGAAGTCACAATGATATCAGCAGTCTTCAAGGGATACTTTAAAGCATCACTCAAAGAAGTATCCAACATGAACTGCAGAGCGAAGGCAGATTTGCCATACGCTGCTTCCCTGTCAGATAGGTCAGCACCATCGAACCGTTTTGGATCGGTAGGCTCACCAGTGATCGCTGACGTGGTTTTCAGGGTGTTTGCTATGGTTGGGCATAGCTGACCCCTATAAATATCATCCTGCATCACCTGAGGGAATCTGGCTGGCCAAATACGTCTCTCGTAGCCACGCTCCACCAGCTTATTGTAAATGGACTCCTCGGTTTGCGGAGTTCCCAGGTAAGTGATCTGCCCGGTGTCCGGCATCATAATGGCTTCAAACTCCATTGCCGTCTTCAGCAGCTTCTCGCGCAAGTCCTGAGTCGCTGAGTTATTTGGAACCTCAACATCATCGGCCACAACTTCATCGGCTCGAGAGCCAGCTAACTGGCTGAATATACCCAGGGATTTACATGAGGGTGCATGGGCGGCACTGGCCGGTCGCACATCAAAGGAAGTCTTGGATGATCGATCGCCAAGCCCCTTGTCAGGCATTAAGTACTGTAATATCGGGAACTCCTGAATGATCTTTAAAGTAAAGGTTGTGAAATCATCAGACCGCATCTTGGATGCCGACACCACAAGGATTCGGTAATTGCATTCCTTATACCAGCACCAAGCGCAGTAGACTGAGGTAATCCATGATTTGCCAACGCCACGGAATGCCTGGATAATCTTACGTCTCCTGGCCTTTTCCAGCGGCTTCTGGCTTCGGTGACTCCAATCTTGAAGGTAGTCAGCGATTGCGTATTGTACTTTGGTGGGCGGCGGCAAATGTAATTGATTCCAGCTATATGCAAGGAACTTCTTAAAGTCAGCCTTTAAGTCTGCTTCGTACCACCCATTATAAATTGCTCTCTCCATCGTTCAATTTCTCCTTTCGTACAGTTTTCGTGAACAAGAAATTAGTGTACAGTAGGAAATTCTCCAATATCTTCCTCAGTCACATTGTCCACTTCGTGCGCCGGGATATCTGTCTTTTTCCCATTGCCACGATCGTTGATCAAAACGTCAATCTTCAGTTTCGTTTTGTCAGCCGGAGTTTTTAGCTCAGGGTCAGTCAGGTCATTGATCACGGACTCCCTGATTTTCTTACGTTCTTCTTCGGTTAGGTCTAACATTTTATTATAACTCTCCTTTCCATTATTGCCACATCCTTACCGCGACAATTATTAGCAACAGGCTGCCGGAAATGCCGATCGCCCAGAAGCTTCGTATGAGCCATTTGGCTATCCAATCTAAAATTTCCATTATGGGCCACCCGGTGTCGGTTTGTTTCGCTCAGGTGGACTCCCACCCGGCGAAGGTTTGTTGAATACTGTTTCGTCACTCATTATGACATCCCCTTATATGCTGCCGCAATGGCAGATAGAACGGCAGGAACGCCAATCCCTAATCGTTTAAGCCATGACACATTCGTTTCGAGCTTTGCAACTCTCGCTGGTATGTCGGCTTTCACTTCCCGATCAATGTGAGCATCCAAGGTTGTCTTGATGTGCTTGGTGCGCTCGTCTAATCGGGCCAATATCGTTTCTGCACTTTCAGCCATGACTTTCTCCTGTTATAGTTTGGGGGCTTAGGGTATATTAAACTACCCGGAAGCCCCCGGAAGGTACATTATAATGTACGTTAATTGGTTACTAAATGATTAGCCAATTATTTCTTGTTCTTTTTCACGTAGTTGCTCGGAAGGTCACCTTTCGATTTCAAGCTGTCGATTGCCAGTTTGAACATTTCGTCAAGGATCAGGGTGTCAGTCCGAATTACCTCGTCCATCTCAGCCTGTCTGATATCCGTTATGATCCAAGAGTCGGTATCAATGTCAAACGTATGATCCGGAAATTCCTTGGTGATTGCAGCAGACGCGACCACTGCCAAGCGTGACTTCAGGTGAGCCATAACTGCATATTCTGACACGTTCTTTATGGAAAAGCAGTTGTCCGGCGTGTCGATAGCGTACACATAAAGTTCCCGGCTCGGCTCGTAAGTCAAGCTGAAAAGGTTTTCCGGTATCGCTATGGCAAACTGTTGGGCAAATTCATCCCTTGTCCATCCACAAGCAAAGCGTCCAAAATCCTTGTGCTTGGTGTCCTCGTAAAAGACATCTTGTTCAGTTAATTCAATGAGTTTCATTTTATTATCCTTTCATTATGAATGCCAGAGCATAATAATCCGGCAGCCAAGTGTAGTTTGTGCTGATTGAGTGAGCAGCCATCTTGTAATTTGCGGTATGTCGCTTCTGAGTCGTGCCACCGTAACCCTTCGCTTGCCCACCATTATGATTATGGTTTGCTGATATGATCAGGGTTCCTGCAGCGGTCACCGTACCATTACCGGAAGCTACATCCGCATCGCCATAGGCCACGTTCTTGACAAAGTAATTTCGCAAGTCCGGGGTTCCGTTATTGCCGTCACACAAGAACCATCCCAAGGGCGGCGATGTGTTTTCAAACATAGCAATCATGTTGGTCTCAAAGTTGAACGCTGAAGCAGCATCCTGATAAGCGGCCAGGGCATAGCGGCGCAAGGTATTTGTCATGTTCATGGTTATAGATGAATGGGAGTGACCACCCGTTGTGGCAGCTTTCGCGCCAGAGTTATCGATACTCACGTTCCCACCAGCGCCACTACCATGATTATGGTTAGCTTGTGAAGTGGAAGACCGACCAGTGATTGCGTCTGTGCCGCCAGTTGAAAGGCTGGCGAGCGCCCGAAACATCTTCGCTTCCGTCCAGATGTTTGTCAGCGAAGCATGTTGCAACGCTTGCCAAATAACGCCACCGGCTGGAAACTCGGTCTGTCCGATATCAGATTTAATTAAATAGCAGTTCTGCCGTGGGGGCTGGTAGGTAAAAGTCACATTATGTGAATGATTCCCAACGGTGTTATTTCCTGCCGATGAACTTTCACTACAAAATGCTCCCGTTGAAGGGGCATGATTGCCGGTCGTGTTACTGGTTTTAGCCACTGCCCCGGTGCCACCATTGGCTCCGACAGCGTATGTGTCACCAGCGCCAACGATATACTTTCCGTCAGCAGCGGAAAACAAGCTCCATCCGTCCGGCGCACCACCGGCTCCGGCAGTATAAGGAATGATGAGACCTTCCGGCAAGACCCGGGCAAATAGAGATTTCCATTCACTCTGATTTTTCAGCCATACCTTTCTAATATCATCATACCAAACACCAGCGACCTTCCGGTGATACTTAGTTACTTCCGTCCAGTTCCCACTGATTTTCTTGTGGATAGGCATAGTAAATTCTCCTTTTTAATATTCGTACCAAAGGTCTCCATCGTTGCCGCCCGAAGGTGCATCGTCAGAGATAGTGGGAATGGTTGCTTCTGCGGCGGCCTGAGCAGCTTCAGCGGCAGCTTGTGCCGTTTCTGCATTCGTCTCAGCAGTTTCAGCATTGGTCTCAGCGGTCTCTGCGCCTGTCCTCGCGGTTTCTGCAAGGATACGATCAGCGTCAGCGGCGGCAGCATCAATGCCAGTTAAGACAACATCGGCAGCCGTATCGATTGCATCCTGATTGGTGATTGCCACATCATCGCCGGTCAACCCAACGTCAATGCCGGTCAACACAACATCAGCATTTGTAAGAACCAAGTCAGCGGCAGCGCCAGTTTCGGCGGTCTCTGCGTTTGTCTCAGCCAATTCAGCAGCCGTTTGTGCGGTCTCAGCTAAACCTTGAGCCGTCTCTGCATTTGCTTCAGCAGTTTCAGCGTTGGTCTCGGCGGTCTGTGCATTGGTCTCTGCGGTCTCAGCATCGTCTTTCGCTATGACAGCAGTATCCCTGGCAGCTTCAGCCAAGCCCTGTGCGGTTTCGGCGGCATCTTTTGCAGCTTCAGCAGCAGTTTGAAATGGGCCGATTTGGCCAACATTAACTGCTTCATCATCTGACACGCCGTCAGCAAGGTTCTTGATGGTTTTGTTATCCGCATCAAACTCATCGGTATTCGGATCATACTGAAGGGCATTCGCCAGATCATCAAAGGCTTCCTGCACCACATAGAACAACTGGTTAGAATCCAAATCCAGGGATGCTTCATCCAGAATAGAAGCAGCCGTGAAGTCAACCAATCGGTCTTCATTTTCCGTGGTACGATATACCAGGATGACTGCATCAGTTTCGGGAACCAAGTCCAGGTTGACCTGAGCCGGATTATCCCAAGTGAAGTCAACGGACTCACCGTCCACCGTCACGTCAACATCGTCTTGCGTGATGTAGCCAAAGGTCACAGCGAACTGATAAGTGCTGTCATTGCCTACATAACCTACGGATGAAAGTGCCATTATTTATTCTCCTTTATATTGAAAAACTTATTCGACCAATACTCGTTAAGTGATTTAGGGTCTTTACGATACTTCATACCCTGTGCAATTTCCATTTCGCGTTCCATGTCTTTCTCGAACTTCTCGCGTTCATCGGAGAACTCCGGTGCATCCATAAACGCCATATCCCTGGCCATCATTCTATAATCAGAAATGATTTCCATGATTGACTCGCGTTGTACTTTTATGTCAGTGAGGTTCTTGTAAGCATCGCTCATTATCCACTCACTCAGCGAGTGCTTCAGGTCAGACTTCATGATGTTATCTTGAATGCGATCATAGGCATCGAAGTCTTTTGAGATATCAATTTCAATCCCGTCCATTTTAAACTTATCAGGAACTCGCTCAGGGCTTGCTTTGACTCTCCACATTTCCTGTACGATTGGATCGTCAGATATCTCCCGGGTATTCATGAGAGCTAAGGCACGTTCAACTCTGGGAACTTTCGTACCGTAAACCAAATGTCTTTTAGGGTGCGCTCGATCGTCTGCATCTGCAATCGTACCCCATTTTCGATTCCATGCTTCCATGATTGAACGGGCTTCCAGCATTTCCGGTTGGTGACCTGACATTTCAGAAGCAAAGTTAAGCATCCGTGGCATGAACTTCTCCACCTGTTTAACTACAACTTTATCCCAGTTCAACCGTTCGGGAGCCATGACGATATCCACACCTTCTTTAACGCCCTTCATGACAGACTTCGCCAGGACAGGCTTAACGAAAGCATTGAGCCAACCCATCATTACATTGTGCAGCTCCATCTCTGCTTCTTCACGGAGCTTCGGGTCACGGATGTATGTCACGGTGTCTCCATAAGCTCGCGCCATATCAGCGCTGATGCCAGCCAAATAAGCCAGCGGTTCAATCTTACTTATGTCGATCATTTTACCATCTTCAGTGATGTAGGAATATTCTTGCACACCGGCTATTTCAGCAGCACCACGATGGGCTGCCGGGATGTGACCAGTGAGTTTACCTTTGGTGAACATAGCCCATGATGCGGCCATGATAGTCATACCCATTGACCACCGGGCATAAATTTCATACTTCGCCTTACCACCTTTCTTAATGGCTTCACGTTGCCATTTTGCCATTGCACCTAACGGAGTCTGCTGCAAAGCATACTTCGGTAAATTGACAGCAATCTTAAAGAACGGTAGGACAGCCATTCGTGCCATTGGGCCAACCACCGGAGCGTTTAGAGCTTTCTCAATACCACCAGTTACTTGATCCAACTCATTTGTAAAGGTCTCTCGGCGCTGTACCTTCATTGCTTCGGTAAGCATTTCATCCGTGGGGTTCTTCATCTGCAAATGTACTGCAGAATCCAGGGTCTCAGGAGACAGTTTAAATGTGGCAGTGGTTCCTGTTCCGGTATGGACGGTGCCACCATTCTTAATGACTTCCCGATACGCCAACTCAGCCAGTGCTTGCCGGAAGTTGATCGTCTTGAACAACTCATCGCCAGCGGTCAGGCCATGAAAGTTTAAGCGTATGAGATTGCCAATGGGCATGTTCATGACCCGGGGAAACTTAGCCCAAGTCTCACCGATCGTCTTCGGCCCTTCCAGGCTGCCCTTTGAGAACGGGATTAGGATGTCATTGATATCATTCGGCAGTGCGCCTTTAGACTCCTCAGCGTATTTAGCCATACGATCCAACTGCGGATCACCTGACCACGCTGCTTTGAACACGGAGCCAACTTCATCGACACCCATAATTACATCGTTTATGTTTTTGCCAATGTGAGCTTTCTGCGCTCGAGACTGCTTGAAGGCATTTTTCATTTGGCCAACCGGGAGTCTGAACGAGTCGATGATTGCGTCACCAAAGGAAGTCAACTGATAATGTGCGGCTCTCTTTGACATCTCATCTCGAGACAAGGGCCGCCGCCAGCTACCGGCTTTCACCCAGGCATCGGTTTGTGTGGCTGCATAAGCCGCCATGTTTCTCCATGCCAGAGTTCCGGTGTTACCGGCTAAATTGACCACCTGAGTTATAGGATGCGACAGCAGGAAGGCTTGCTCGATTTCCAACATGCCAAGCAGGAATTTCCCACGGTTAACATTTCGCGCACGTAGCGCCTTCATACGGGGATTCTTAGCCGACTTAAAAGCCGACAGGATTTGCTGTACTCGTTTACGTTCTGACGGATCAATGAGCTTCATCTTATCCGCTGGCATCGCATCAAAATCAAAGCCGGATTTCATCCACGGCATCTTATATGATTCGAGACCACGGCCCCATTCAGAACGCACACCATAAACCACCCGGGTCATTTTCCCGAATAGTCTGATATGTTCAAGGGCTTTCAACTCGTCAGCGAAGGTTGCGCCAGCACCGTCCAGCTTGGTGATCAGCTTATGAATTTCATCGGTGTACTGGCTGAATACCTGATTAAAAGCTCGGGTCTGTCTCCTGGCAGTTCTCATTGCTCCCTGAAGATTCTCACCCCAACCGATAATTTCCTTCATATCTTTGACACGTTGGCCTGTCCACTGAGCCATTTGCTTCAGTTCGACATTGGCTTCCGCTTGCTGTTTCTTGTGGCTAATTTCGGTGCCGGTCTCGGGATGCTTCTCAGTTCCTTTACGGCCCCCACGTCTCGCTAAATCGATATCTTCTTTAAAGGTTTTCCGGACTTCATCGATCAGGTCAACCGCCTTTACGTTCCCACGTTTCTCAATGTTTTCTATCAGCTTTGACGGTTCTGCGCCTTCAACATTGGTCTCACCCTTCTTCATAGCTTGCATGATTGAGACTGATTTAATAGCTTCTTCGCCAGTGGCAACGTCAAGGTGTTCCAAATTGCGTGGCGTGTCGGTCTGCTCACGGACTTCAATCTCTTTGGATTTGGGTTTATACAGTTTAAACTCCGCTTCTACCGGCGCAAGTTCTGCTTCGCCAAGCTCCTGGCGTATGAGACGTGCCAGATCATCGTCCGGGTCAGCAGATTTTAGGCCGTCCAGCAGTTCTTCTTTCATTTTCGGGTTGTTCTTTTTGATGCTTTTCAGCCATTGCTTCAGACCATTTCGGCCCATCCCCAGGACAACAGAAGCTCCAAGAGGAGTGATCAGGCCGGACAGCAGTTGAACAGTTCCAGAGTCCGTGATGAACCCTGCTCCGGTCATTGCGCCACCGGCTGCTAATCCAAAGCCAGCATCGACAGCCGCCGCTTTACCAAGCGTCTTTACACCTTGTTTCGTACCTTCCTGAAAAAGTTTCTTGGCCCCGGTACGCATCAATGAAATGGTGCCACCAGTTATAATATCAGCCACAAGGTCTTCTGGCCCGTACATTGGGATTTGCACACCCTCAAATTCAGTCAGGATGGTGTCTTTCTCCCGGCCACGGCCAAGCTCATAAACTAAATACTGGCCCATTGATACATTGATATCGTACTTCATTTTCTTAAAGTCAATATAAGCGTTGGCTTGCTCATCGCTGATAAGCTTTTGGCTATGTGCATACTGAGCATCTTCTTTGTTTAAGCCCCAAACGCCGCCTTCATTCATTGCGTCAATGATCAGCCAATTTTTAGCAGTGGCATGATCCACTTCTCCTTTCGCGTGGCGCTGTTGGGCTTCCTCTTTGGATAACTCATAATACGGATTATCCCAAGCTGTTTCAGTCGGGGTCATTTGCTTCTTCAGAGTCTCGGCCCTTTCAGCAAAATTCCCTATGTTGCTTTGATCAGCCATTGGTTTACCTTTCCTTTTTAGTGAATGTTATCTGCCGGAAGTCTATCCCAATCCACATCACCAGCAGAGACGGCCCGTTTCTTATCAACCTTTGAGGGGTCATCATAATGCGGTGCTTTACCGACAAGTTGTGGATGCTCCCTGTATGCTTCAAATTGAGTCTTCTGTACCATCTGCTCAAGCTCAACCTTTCCTGGCCATTTGTTTTTGTTGGGATTTTTCAGCCAATCGATTTCCCCACGTTGCCATCTTTCCAGCAAGTCATCAAAGAAAATACCACCAGTGATGATTCGCTGTGCGCCAGCATAAGGATCAACGTATCGGTCAAATTTGTTCTTGACGTTCAGCGTTGCTTTCAGTCCAGTTCTGGCCCGGCCAACTGTGCTTTCCGCAGGGTCAGCTTTACCTGAGGTTCGGGTACGCTCCTTTTCCGAAGCGTTTATCATACGGTCAAGAATTTCTTTATAGTGATTCGGCTCAAGGAGATACTTGGCATCATTCAAATCATCATATTCCAACGTCCGATCGACAGCACCTTCTTTGAGTTCGTGATATTTCCGGAAGTCAGTTACTTTTGCAAAGCCTTCACCGGACGCAAAGTCCTGTAAGTCCTTGACCATCTTATCAATAACTGTCACCGGCAGAATATCTTGCAGCTTCATAAGGTTCTGCGTTGCGGTAATCAGGTCAGCCTTGTCACCGGATGCCATAGCGAAACTCATGCCCCGGCCAGCGTCTTCAATCAGTTTCTTCCGGGCCTTATCGGCTTTAGCTTCGGCTGTCTTAACGTCAGCCCTGCGTTGATTCTCGGCCACATCCATTGCCTTGAAAATTGCATCCCCGGCTGCCGTGTTGATAATCTTCTGGCCGGTTCCATCGTCAATAAAAGCATACGAGAATATTGCCGGATTCCCCTGCGCCTGGGCGATCGGTGCCAGATGTTTTGTCATGCTGGCATTCACCATGTTACGGTCGAGATTATACTGGCTCATTCCCAATTCCTGCAGGGAAGTCACCACGTTACGGGCGGCAATCGCTTGCATCATTTTGTCTCTGGAAGTCAGCGAAGGCATGGCAGCTATCTCTTGAAATTTAATATCAGTGATACCATTGATATTATAAAGCCCCTTTGCTTGTAAGCGTTTAAACTGAGCTTTGGCATATTCAGCGGATAGGTTCTTTTGGATTTCTAAAGCTCCACCACGTATTGCGCCTTCGGTATAAGCATCTGACCCGGAAGCCATAAACTTTTGTTCCTGGCCAAGCATCGCCTTTTCGTATTCCTGGGGTGACGCTTCGTTGGCAATAAGTTCCTGGTGCTTCTGAACCATCAGATTATTAAAGTTTGCCACGGCTCCCATACCGGTTGCCATTTCATGACCTTTAATAAAGGCTTCGGTAGCGCCTGGATTAACAGGCTCCTTTCTGGCTCCGGCAAGTTTACCTTCGGTAATATGGGCAGCATCAATCGTTTTCCTGGCTTCTCCATATTTGGTGACCAATTCCCCGGCCAACCCTAAGCCTTCCAGCAGTGCTTGAGCAGCACCACCTGATTGACTCTGCGCTCTGACCGATGTATCGTAACCAACAGGTCGGGCGGCCACTTCAATCTTCGGGCCAAACTCAAACACGTCCTGCTGTCTGACCGGCCCACGTTTGCTCTTTTTAATTTTGGTTAATCTTGGCATTTTTTAACTCCTCAGAGTTGTAAAACGTGTTTATAGGTTGTAAAACGTATTTATTTCCTGGGTGACCAACGAGCCTTAGATATCTGAGTCACACCTGTCGGGCCTTGGGCCGATCCAGCAGAAGCCACTGGCGTTCCAGCGCCGTCAAACGGAGAACTCATCGATGCTCCCTGTGCGGCACCCCCGGCTCCGGCAAGTCCAATGTTCAGTCCTTGCATCCAAGTCGGTGTTGATAAAGGTACGCTGGCTCTCCCCCGGGCTATTTGTGCTCGGGTGCTAATTTGTGTAGCCTTAGCTTGTCGGCTGAGTTGCTCTGATCTGGCTCTTAAATTATAATCAAGGATGCCTACATCAAAACCTTCTGCCACCTGGGAAGCAGATATCTCTTTCAACATTGAGTTCCCAAATGCGCCGGACTCGCTGGCGGCCACACGAATCTTTGCACGTTCGCGCATTGCCTGTCTTTTACGATCAAGCTTGGCCAATTCAGTCTTATCGGTCTCTTGTTCCATTTGTTCTTCCAGTGCTTTCAACTGATTCGCTTCCGCTTCTAAAGACAACTTCTCTTGTTCAGCAGCAGCATCCTGGGCAGCATCTCGAGCTTTGTTGCTCTGATATGCTTGTACGCCAGCGGATGCGGCGGCTATAACCATCATTGCTATCATTGGTGCAGCCGGGTGACACATGTTATTTCTCCTTTATAAAGTACTGGAACGGGGTGCCGTCTTTCATGATCACCTGTTGATCCGGCGGCAACTCAAAGCCAAGTTCTATCAGCCATTGAATATGCGCCACATTACGCAAGTCGATCAAGTTATAAATCGCCCCGAATTTGTTAAGCCAGTTGTCTCTAATTATTTTGGTGATGGCCGTAAACTCATGCCGATAATCCAGCAGTGCCGGTGTGCCAGCAACCCATACACATATTCCTTTCAGTGATGGTTCAACGCTGTACCCGAAAATGCAAATCAATCGCATGTCTTTTCGACCATACATTAGCCATGATTTTTCTGAAGCAAGCACTGCTTCAACCAGCGCCAGCCCGGGATCGTGGCCCGTTGCGCTTGTTAACTCACGCTGGTCTTCAGGCCGCAAGAGTTGTTCCCCCACAGCTTCAATCTGCCATAGGGGAATGTTACCAGTGGGCCTTATAATAAAGTCACTCATTTATGATTCCTTTCCTCTGGGATAATAGAGACCTTCCCAAGAGCCAGCCTGGAACGCAACCGGGATGTACGAGTCGGTCACAAGGTCAACTATAACCTCAGTGTTCCTTGACTTAATGGTATGCCTTTGCTCCCCGGTATGCAAACTCACTGCACCCAGAACGGACACACCAATAATTGCTCCTGAGAAAACATCGATGGATTGCTCACGCCCAGTGGGAGTGACTTCAACCCTATAATACCCAGTATCTTTAAAGTTAATGACTAAGGTTCGCACCTGTAAACGGCCCTGCAATAGCGGTGTGCCTTGCTGGTTCCGTAAGTACCAAGTGGTTAACCGATAGCGCATCTCGAATTGAAATGCGATATGATACTCAACGTCTGAGTAGTCACCAGTGACCGTGATCGTATTGGCCGTAGCTATCGCGGCTTCAATCACAGGTCGGCCAGTGGACGGATGAACAACTACAAAGGTCTCATTGTCGGTTTGCATTTCGTACTCAGTTGTCCATGTAGTTAAATCTGTCGGCTCATCATACACGCCTTGAATATCTATTGCGCGATCAGCATGGACTCTAAAGTCCAAACTGTTAGTCTTCGTGGTTTCCAGTTCCATTGACTCCATGCAAATCTCACCACTGTCCGTATTCTCTATAATGAAGTAAGCGACAGTTCCAATAATGATCATGCCAAAGATGTCTCCATCGAAAGTCCAATGACTCCAAGATGCCTGAGCCTTTTCTTCGCCAGCCCAGAAGTACTTGTATAAGTAAATAGCATTCGGGTCAGCATCGGTATGAAGTAAAAGCATATCCAGTGAATTACATGCAGTCATCTGTATATGCCCCATTGGTATGTATTGAGGAACATGTGCAGTAATATCAGCAGCATCATTAAGCAGACTATCCGGCTGAATGTAGTACTCTCTGACAGTTGCAAAGTCAGTCTTCGGACAAATGAAGTAAACATTTGGGCCAGCCGTGACAGGTTCGCACAGTTGGCAAATATTAAATCTGGTCGTTGGAGTGATCGAGACCGTGGTAGGCGTGAGGTTTGCATCGCCTGAACCAAAATCAAACTGCTGCTGATCAGCCAACAGTATTAGTGACTTATCAAAGACAGCAACGCTCCGCAAGTTCTCGACTTGCTTACTTGTTGCAGACACATCGATCGGGTCGGAATCTAATACGTCCAGTGCGGTCTCGGAATAGAAGTTAAAGTATTCTCCTGTCCGGCTCATGACAACTTTATCCTCACTTAAGAAGGACAGCCGGTTTTTAAAGAAGAACACATTTTGAATTACTTGATTGACAAAAGAGGGAGTTGGGGTAGAATTTAGATCACCCACCTCGCGGTCTTGCCATATACATGGAGCAAAAGTGAAGGTTGTGGTTCCCGTATGAACCAATCGATAGGGCATTGTGAAGTCCATGAAGCGTCCTAAGGACACCCCCGGCGCTCGCGTCTCATTCCAGACATCACTGGTATCGTCATATTGCACATACCAATCATCGAAGCCGGAGAGATCATCGCCAGTGATACAGGCATTGTCCTCATCAGCCGCGCCTTCGGGTAGGTCTGCAAAGGTCTGTACGGTGTGATCAAGCGGTTCCTCATCGACATCACCCGTTATCCCAACGGTTATCGCTCGGTTGACTACAAAGGTGTTGTCGGCAATCGTAACAGCCTTGAAGATTTGAGAAGGGTTGGTCTCGGTGTCTAATTCCTGCACCAATATGTTATCAACTATCCCCTCAAAGTCGGCATCTGCTTTAATATAGAAAGTGGTCGAGCCTTCGGCCAGGATCATCTCCTGGTAAGAGCCGTTGGCTGATCGATTAGTTCCTATTCCAGTACCAGCGTTTCCGCACATTGGCTGGCAATTTCCGGAGACGTAGCCGGATAAGGTGAAAGTCACTAAGTAAGTTTTACCAATAGTCACAGCAGTCGTTTGCTGTAAATAAGAAACAGCCGGGTCTTGTGTGCCATCGCAATCAGCAACGCCGTCAGCGATCGTCCAGCCAGTTCCTTTTGACCATCCGGTGTCGGTGTCAAAGGTTCCATTGTTTAATTCGCTGGCAAGCCACGGCAGCGCATACGCTTTCTTCTCATCATCATTGGCGTACACATCATCAGCATCCAGCGTTCCGTACTGAAGGGTTTGCTTCACACCAGCAAGGTCGAAGATTTCAATAGGCTCAGTGACATCCCCTGTAAACATCACGATGAACTGCTCGTCAACGTCTCGATTGATCGGATGTGCAAACACACCGTTGGCCGCATTTGAGGTGAGGACGGCAAGATGGTTGGTTCCTGGGCGCTGCATCAAGCCGTCAACCAAAGTACCCAAGCCATTGACTTGGAGTTCCCCCTGGTTTGACCGGCGGTTGGTGGGTGACTGCTGACTGATGCCATTATTGAATCCCGGGATTACAGTGGATTGAAGTGTCATGATTAAATTCCCCCTTTATCTTTCGGGCAAGTCGGTTTCATTATGCTCTCCTATTGAGGGTCTCGCGTACTCCTGGTGAATTGAGGATTGAGTCTCGGTGTTTGATCAGTTCCCATCTCATCATATCAGACCGGGCTTCCCCTTCGTCAACCTGGGAGAAGTTCCAAAGTATCTGAGAGCCAACTGCTTCTGCCTGAAAGCGTCTGCCAGCTTTGACAGCCACATAGCGCCGGACATGCTCAGGTAAGTCAGACCACTGCAAGAACGTGGTGATATTGAGATAAACTACGGTCGTGAAAATGTTGGTCTGATTGTCTCGATCGTAAAGTTTTCGGTTCCGGGTGGCATAATCAAGATTGCCATACCATGCCCAAACTCGCAGAGCATTTGTGGGGATATTAATATAGCCGTCAGCATCCGGCGAGTATTCAATTCGATAATCGGTGTTAAACTTCAGGCCCATACCTTGAACTTGCCGGTTGGTCTCATGAAGCTTATCCCTGGCTGACGCAGCATCACTCACACCGGATGCCGGTATGTCACTGACAGGGGTTTCGCCGATCGAAGCAAGCATCTGGTTGACTGCTTGGAGTTCGGTTGTGGGTGTATAGGTAAGTGCCATTAGATTTCGGTCTCCTTTGAAATATGTTCATACCACCAGAAGTCAACGTCCAGCCAGTTAACGCCGGAATCGACCTTCTCGATTTTATAAAGGTAGTTGGATTCTGTTTTAGCAATGATTTCATAATTATTGAAAATGGAAACACCAGCAGACTTCCCACCGGCAACTTTGGCGGCCCAGATTTGTATGCCTTCATCAGACACGGTTGGCCCAACGGACGGTAACAGTGCGTGAGTGCCGGTATTATTCTGATCATTATTCTGGCCAAGGATAGGCGTACCAGCATCCGATATCACAGCATCCCTAAAAATAGTTATGTTAAACTCTGAGTTGGCAGCGATATTAGCATAAGCATGAATCCGTATCGGCATAGGCGGCGTGTTGAACATCATGTAAGACGTGGGGTCTGCGGATTTATCAATATCCATCCACAGCTTTACGAACCAGTGTTTCCCCTCATGCATGTGATGTTCTTGGTCTTCTACCATTATGATAGCGTGTGTCTGAGGGTCTAAACGAATCTCTCGCGCATCGCCTTCACTGATATTGCCTTGAATTACGAAAGCCATGAGGGTCTCCTTTACAACAAACGTGTTGTACGATTTGGATTATTTACTACATCTTTATAGTAAAATGAAAAAAAGGGGAACGCAAGTTCCCAATTAGGAATTTGAGTTCCCCTTAGGGGTTGTTAGATTATGCCGACAGGTCGTAATCGGTAATCGGTTTGAACATAAGCTCGGAAGGACTGAGCGACACGCCGATGATTTGATTCATGTCATTGGTCGTTGCCGGTCTGCCAGCTAAACACGCCGGTTTTCCAACATCGCCACAATAGACGATACCAGCATCAGTTCCACCAGCAAGTAAGACTGCTCCACCCGTCCACTCCATATTGGTATTGGATTCGGCAATGACGATCGCGTTACCAGCTATGCCAGCCTGAATAGCCGCGAAGGAAAGATCATTACCAGCCCAATCGGTTTCGACACGAACTTCGGTGTCACCAATCGCAATCAAAGCAGCATTGACGATCGCTAAGGTCATTGCGGTTTCGCAATTTGCTTGCGAACTGGATGCCGGAAGCAACAGAACGTCTGCTCCGGCAACGCCGTCAGCAGAGATATCCCATCCGAAGATGGTTCCATTAACGGTCACGGTGTCTTCATCCACACCAATTCCGGTCGTGGTGAACAGCATACGGGCTTTAGAAGCCATATATTCTGTGGTCAACCATGAGGTGTACTTCATGTAACCTTCAAACAGAGCCAGAGAGTACTTCCCATTGGCTCCACCTTCCAGCATGATCGCCTGTACCGGGCCTTTGATTGCGGCCTGGGTCGGATCAGCAAGCATGAACTCCTGCGCGGCACTGTTGGGATACACAAGGTCTCCGGCCACAACAGTTTCGCCCATTTTGATTTGCCCAACCATACCGGAAAAGAGGATGTCGGGGGTCATGAGACCGGGGGTTCCGGTGCCATAAGTCCTGCCCGTCCACATTTTTCCGTTGGCTTTAAAGTATATTCCACCTAATATCATACTCATTTTAAATTCTCCTTACTTTCATTCGTGGTTATGCACCTAAGTCATAATCGGTGACAGGGTTAAAGAAAATGCTTCTCGGCGTGAGTGCGTGACCCAACACCTGAAGCACGTCATTTTGCGTATCAGGGATTGCCAGCGTGAATAGGCCGGTGGTCGCGCCTTCTTCAAGATAGATGTTCCCGGTTCCGGCACCATTCGCAAAGACACTTCCGGTGAACGCAAGGTTCGTTCCGGTGGTCTTCGTGGTGACCCACAGATTACCGGCTGCTCCTGCTTCGACAGCAGAGATAACCAGATCATCAGAGTTCCAGGCAGTCGTGATTTCGATTTCCGGATTTGCTACGGCCAGAACCAAATCAAAAGCAGTCTGAAAGGTTCCCTTTGCAGTGTCGGCCACGGCAACGGTAAACAGTTTGCCCAAAGCGGCGGCGGCTATCATGGTGGCTGAACGAGTTATGCCAGCACCAGCAACATCCACAGCATAGACGGAACCATTGATATTAATTTCATCATTCTGAGTCGTAACGCCGTCAGCGGTCAACGTGGTGGTTGCCTTAACAGCGCCCAAGATAGGGGTCATGGCCCACGGTTTGTAGTCCACATGACCATTGAACATAGCCAGCACATAGCCAGCACCAGTTCGGGCTTCGAGACACATTGCAACGCCCGGGGCAATAACTCCACCCACGGTAGCAAGGCAACGCATCCAAGCTTGATCAGCGCTCGAAGGCTTGACGATCGAACCAATCAGAACAGTCTCACCCACATAGATTTTTGCAACCATGCCAGTGTAACGTAGGGGATAACCAGAGGTTTTCCTAAGGTTACCATTGGCAACAAAATAAAGATTATTTGCATATAACATTTTAATTCTCCCGTATTCATTCATTGAAAAAAAGGGGATGCCCGAAGACACCCCCTGTTAACCTTCAGATTTCTAAGGTATTAACTGCTGGTATTAAGCAGTGTCGAGCATGGTGGCGCAAGATTCGGGGCGCAGATAACCGTGACCCATTGCGTATTTCGCAATCAGCAACGTACCCTGCCGTCTTCCGTCATAAATACTTTCCATTCCCAGGTCAAGCAATTTGACCGTGGCAACAGCGTCAACGCCGAAGGCAAGACCATCAATCAGAAGTGAATTGATTGCATGGAAGTCTTCGCCGGAATAATCTGCTTGGGGCAGCATCGGGGTTCCGATCAGGTCGATCCCACCAATCCGGATAATTTTACCGTCAGCATAAGAACCCTGACCGTCATAATCCCGGTTGATTGCGGAGAAACCACTGGACTGAACGGTTCTCAGAAGGTTGTTATAAACTGCCGGTTTGATAACCAGGAAGCGTTCCTTCGGCACGAACTTATTGTCGAAGTTTTCGGCGGTCTCAAAGATTGCATCTTCCCATGCGGTAAACATGGTGGCTGCGGTTCCATGATCGAAATTCGCATCCGTGGTCTGATACCCACCGTCCAGGGTGGAGACAGTTGCCGAAGCAGCCGCGCCCAACATGGCTTCACGCATTACGTGATTGTCAAAGGTTTCGGCCAGCTTGCGGCCCTGCATGTCGGTGTACTGTGAACGTACATCAAAATGCGTCATGATTTCATCCAAGTTGTCGATGAAGATATGGCTGATCAGAAGTCGATCGATCAGGATAACTCTTTCGCCGTGAAGGATGTCCTGGCCCAGAATTTCTGCGCCGGGGGTATGATACTCAGCGTCAGGCATACGGCCAATGACGGGGAACTGAGCGCTCTTACCGGATTTAATCGTGCGAACATTGTGCTTGTCCAGCATGACAGTGTGTTTCTCGAAAGCGGTGACAACTTCGCCAGCATAAACTTTAAGCTGAAGTTCTCTTTCCTCGGTCATATTCGCCGGGGTAGAGTCGTTGTCAGAGCCTAACCAAGTGTTATTAGCATCGGACATAATTAGGTTCTCCTTTAAGATTCGTTTAAGTTATTTTGAATTACATTGATAGATTTACTTACATTTCCATCTCCGTGTAGGTATTCCTATCTTAAAGGTGTCCGTCCGTCAGCGTGACTCATCACACTTTGGTAGGGCTTTGTAAGGAAAGAGGAGAGTGGGAGCGAGTTCCAGAGGTAAGTCCAGAACTGTACACTCCCACTCAAGAGGAGAGGAGAGGACAACTCGGTGAGAGCCGTCCGAAAGGGTTAAGGTGGGAAATTTGTAGCGGCATGTTTGCTATCAATATCTCCCAACCTTCATTTGTTATATTTTCCCAAGCCGTATTTTCTCTTTCACTTCGGCCCGGAAGGCGGCTGACGCTTTGTAACGGGGATCGCGTTGGTCAGCCTTAAGTTGATCAATGTGCGTATAACCGGAAACTGCTCCGGCAGTATTCACATCGGTAGGTTCGATTCGTTTACCTGGGGCAGTCTTCTGGCCAGCGGTCACAAATGCAGTCTTCAAGGTGTTCACCGCACGTTGCATCTTGGCCGGTTCCCCGGTGTTAAGGTCTTCATTAAACAGGGCAATATCGCTTTCTGACATGCCGCCGTCTTCGGATGCCCATTCAGTCATCTGAAAGAAATTCTCTTTGCCGCCCACGATTTCAAACAACTGGTCACGTTGTACTGTGATTCCAGCCATATACGTGTCAACCATAGCGCGATCATAGCCAGCAGTATTGAGTTTGGTGTAACTCTCGTCTGACAGCTTGCCGTCTTTGTTGTATTCAGTGACAAAATTGTTCATGTCTTCAGTGTTGCCAGCATCACCTTCGTTGCCCGTTTGGGCATCAAGGGCCGCCTGGGCATCATCGGCTTCTTTATCAGCTAACTCTTTGGCAGCGTCAGCGGTCTTCTGAGCGTCTGTCCTGGTGTCGGCATCAGCAGCAGCTTTATCAGCGGCAGCCTTTTCAGCGGCAGCCTTTTCTTCATCGGTCTGTGAGTCGTTTGTGTTCGTATTCGACTCAGAGCTAAGGTCACCAGTGAGGGTTTTGAAGGCGGCTTCCACGTCATCACCGTGTTTCTTGCGGTAAGCTGAAACGATCGCCTTGTCGAACTCCTCTTGGGTTTTATATTTCCCGGCAATTAACTCCGACTGAGTGTTGGTGTCAACTCCGGTCTCAGCCTTTTTAATCATGGCTGCTTCATGCGCCAACTCCTCGGCAGATTTTCCCTGCGCGGCGTTAGCGTCTCCCATTTGAACAGTATTTGATTCATCACCGGGTTGGACTGAGATGTTTGCATCCTTCTCTGCAGCTTTCTTCTTGGCTTCAGCATCGGGATCAAACGGAACAGTCTTCACGGTTGCGGTAGGTTCTGGCATTGATTCTCTCCTCTCAATGGTTAAGGTTTGTTAGCGGCTTCGAGAGCCTTCTTACGTTTCTTTTTGGCATCGATTGCCATTCCAAGGTTCGGGAACTTCTTTTTGTCGTTGGCTTTCTTTTTCTTTTTGGTAATCCCGAGCCGTTTCAGCATGGCCTTGCCTAAATTCTTAAGCGTTCCCATTAGTTAAGCTCCTTGTGGTTGTTGAGGTTGCTGACCACCAGACGGGGCTTGGCCACCAGATTTCATTTGCTCGGTGACGGCGGCTGCCAACTGCGGTGCCACCTTCTCAATAAGTGCTGCCTGTTCTTTCTGCTGCATCATCTTAGCGACTGCATCAGCAGGGGTGATCAGGCCGGTCTTATCGATACCAAGTGCCACACAAACTCTTGCAATATAATCGTCCATTTGTAACCACGTCTGTACGGTCTCAGCGCCTAATGGCATAATGAAGTCCATGAGACCCTGTAATTTTTGCAAGTCATGACCACGGCCTAAAGCTTCAAAGCCGGTGACAACAGAAGGACTGACCGCTTTGGGAAGGTCAGGTAGCTGTGCAACTATCCGAAGTGCCAAGGGATATTGTAATTCCTGGCTTAACACTGAATAGACACCCCCCAGGGAATCTTCAAGGTCTTGCGCCATAAGTCGCAACTCAGTCGCAGTAACCCTTTCAGCGTCTCTCCTTATCGAGTCGGTCAGCAAGAATGCATTGGCCAACCTTCGTTCTATTCTGTTTGATTCATCGAAAGCAACTTTGAAATCAGCGTATTTCTCAAGTTGTAACACGGTGACATCATCCTTGTTTCCAGTGACAAAACCACCATTGACACAATTCTTGAGATCATCGATATTGGTAATTCCATTGGAGCCAACCAAAAAGATGATCTTAGCCATCGCTGCTGCTCCTTCAAGCAAATGCTGAGAGAGACCATCCAAAGAGATGAAGTCTCCAAGATATTCCTCAACGTGTCCACGTCCATAATTTTCTCCCTCAGTGAGTGTCCAGGTGAGGGGCAGGAACGGGAAGTTTTCAGGCTTATAATTACCTTCAGTATCCGGCACCATTTGGCCAAAGATTTCCTGAAAGACATACCACATTTTGCCGTCAAATTTACAGTAGGTGTATAAATCAATGTTGTCTTCATCATACGCTTTCTGTCCTTCCTTCTCCGCGACAGGCCGGTTCAAATCTTCCGGCACTTCTTCAATGGAGATTTTCTCTTTCAATATGATTTCAAGAGGTTGACTCGAAGGTGACCGCCGGATAACATAATGATCCACACGGTGAACCTTGAGCTTTCCTTCAACGGGCTTGCCATTCTTTACCGGGGTCTCGATCATAGCATTTCCGGTAGAGATTAACAGCCGTAGGATTTTAAACATCTGAACTCTATACGCATTTCGTTCAACCAGCTTCACGCCCATTGCTTCGTGGGTTGCCAGCTTCTCATCGATTTGCGTCTTGAATTTCTCATCGCCAAGCTGCTCGCGTAACTCCGCGATAACCTCAGGGTCAACATCAAGACGATAGAAAGGCGAACCGGCTGGTAACAACGTCAGCAGAAGTTTGGCTGACAGATTGTTAACTGCTCGCGCACCTAAGCCCTGATAAGGAGTATCAAGTTGATCGGTCTCCTTATGGTTCAAAGGCGGCAACAGTGAAGGGATGGTAAGGCCAGCACATCGCCGGAATCTATCCAGCATTGTTGACCGTGAACCATCCAATTTATTATACCTTTTCGCGGCTAACGCCATGATTTATCTCCTTATATTCCTAAGCCAGTTCCAGCGCCACCCAAGCCAGTTTGAAGTCCTGTGGCTCCGGATTTAAGCACGTCTCGAGTCTTCTTGGATTGCTGGCGTTCTTTAGAAATTTGCATGTCAGCAAAGCGCTGACGGTAGGACTGTCTCTTTTCGGACAGGGCAATACGTTCATGAACATTCAACTGCTCATTATAAGCGCCCATCCATTTGGCGGCTGACACTTTACGATCCGCTGAAGCTTTGGCCATACCGGCTGAAATGCCAGCGGTTTGCTTTTCAAAAGCATCAACATCACCCTGAGAATAAAGCGTTCCAGGTTCATCAACTCCTTTAGGTTTGGAACTGTAAGATACTGTATCCTTTGAACCTTCTGAGCCTGGGGTTGTGATTGTTTTCAGGCCGCCAGCCTTATGTTGGACGTACTGCTGATATTCTTTGGACTGTGCGCCGATGGAGAACTTGCTTTTTTGGGTCTCGAAGCCAATGGTGGCATCGTACATGTGCTGTGAGACGGCATCCATTTCCTTACGTTTGGCCCAATCACCCCGGGGAGCATACGCTTGTCGAAGCGCCTTGGCACCACCGGAAAAGGTTTTGCCCCAATCCGTATCTGAACGCTCGCCGTGTTGTAAAATATCCTTCCATTCTTCTTGTCGGGTGCCGGGGCGAATCGTCCTGGTGCCGTAGGGGTCTATATTGAGATCACTGTACGAACCCCGTTGGCCGCCGAACTTTGCTGCAAACCTTCCAGCAGTTTTCTCATACGCTCGATATCCCATTGTTATTCCCCTTCGAGAAGTGTTTTCTCTGTGTTTTCTATTCGTGATATTAATAGGTTAACTGCTCGTCTCTCACCAGCTTTCATCCACATTTCCGCTGTGGTGTCCTTAGGATTAGGACAGCGCTCAGGGAAAATATCGTTTAGCCATTTGATAAGAGCTTCAGTATCTTGTAAAGGAATTATTGAATAATCCACGGTGTCTCCTCTCGTTAACTTAATGTTATACTTTACGGCTCTTGTACTAAACGTGGGGGGAATCAATTAAGTGAAAAAATAGAGACACTTACATGCCCCTATTTTACGGCAAACTGCCGGGAAAGTTACCCTCAATCCTTGCACTCCGGCTCGTTAATGTATTCTTTTCCTTCAAGATTCTGTCCTTTAATGTGGGTTAATAGGACGGATGCTTGCTGTAAGCTCCGCATGGCATCCAGCAGATGCCTTTCGATAGCGATTATTTTATTCTCAACGATCATTTTTCATAATACTCCCCGGTGGTTGGGGGGGAGCCACTAAGCTAACCCGTTGGTGCTACCCAACTAAGGTATGCCGTTAGCCCCCCCGTCACAGTTATTTAGATTTTGATTTAGATTCCGGCACCTTACCGGCTCTTGCGTTTGCCATACGTTTCTTCAATGCTGCTTCCTTCTCAGCATATTCGAGCGCATCCTTCTCGGCCTGGATGGTCTCAGCTTCCAGCTTCTCGAGACGGTCGGCGGCAATCTTTTTGATCGTTTGGTTGGCTTCACACTGCAAGCAACCCGGGTCACCGTCCAGTTCATTGTAACCATATCGGATGGTACACACCGGACAGGTCACCTTCATGATTTTGGTGCCAGCGTTCCGGCGTATCGGGCTTCGGTCTTCATCCGGGTTACCCTGGTCAACCTTATATTTCACATCAACTCCATCGGATGTGTCTAATCGTTGCTGCTTAATGCTTGGTTTGGCGTTAGCCATTTGTTCAACTCTCCTTTTGATCCCAATATTTCCAGGTTAAGTATGCCCAATAAAGGCAGACAATACAAAACGAATAGAAAGAAATATGGATCATCAGTTTTAGGAAGGAGTCCATAGGATTGGTTCCTTCGTTTCAAAGTTATAGTCTTCGACTCTGCAGATGCGAGCCACTCTTGCCATTTGCAAGGCGTACTTCTCGGTGTAACCTTTCTCGAGAAACAGTTTGAGAATTGTGGGCCACCGTTCATGCTTTGGGGTCTCGTCTAAAACCTTCTTAGCCTTCACAGGGCCAACGCCTTTGATTCCAAAGTAATTGTCAGTGGGGTCACCGGCCATTATCTGAGTGTAAAACAGCCGGTCAGCCTTAAGCACGTTCTGAGTTGTCATTGTGTCGTGCATCCAATTATAATGTTTACCAGGGATTTGCATTAAGTCCTTATCGATCGTTGCGATCACATGTTCCCCGGGTTCCTTGGTGGCTATGATGCCCATTACATCGTCAGCTTCAAGGAAGTCCATCCGTAAACAGTTGTATCTGCCTTCCATCCACTCGAGAAGGATAGGAAATAACTCCTTGCGCTCAAACACACGGTTGGCTTTGTATTCAGGATAGACATTATATCGAAAGTTTTTTCTGGATGTGAAGCACATCGTCACGGACTCGCACTCATTAAGCTTCGCATACTTCCTGATCATGTGAGCCAGCCGTGACTTCGCTATATGTGGTTCCATTTGAGTTGAAACCACTCCGTCTCCCCAATCAATCGTCTTCTCATGGGCATGACACATGCGAAATACCAGGATATCGGCATCGACTAAAAGGTTCATTTAAACTCCTCTCCGTAAGACTTCCGAGAGTTCTTCACCAATAACCCACACGGTGTATCCCGGCCAAGCTAAAGAGCCAATAGGACACAAGTTGTATCCATCCGGTAGGTACTCAGCAGGGTTATGCTGCTGTATAAACCCAATGAAGTCCTCGAATTTCATTACGCTGGTTAGCTCTTGGCTTTCCATAACTTTGTGATGGTCTCGCCTGAGCGTCCGACAACGTATCCACCAACGCCAATCTTAAGGAGCGCCCACATATTCTCAGGTATATCGAGAGCGACTGAATGCTCTCCACCTGTGAACAATGACACATACGGGTGGATAATATAATTGTTTGCAATGATGATCATGAAGATCAACATAAGCAACGGTCTCCAATTTCGTTGCAGCCAGGATTGGCCGTTCGCTTCTGCCATAATGATGCCAGCCTGAGCCTTGATCAGTGACGTAAACTTGGTAAGGTCAGCGTTCTGAAAGACGGCAATCATCTGCGCCTTCAGTTTGTTGGCTTCATCCTTGTCTTCAACAACTTGGTCGATTAGGCCAACCACACCATCAATTACTTTCCCGATTATCGGTATCGCTGTGAACCATGCCATCTTTATTCTCCTTTGTGGCTGCAATCAAAGCATCAGCCAGTTTGTTAACTGCATTCCGGGCTTCATTCATTTCAACAGCTTCATCCCAATCTCTCCGGAACATAACCTGAATGACAGCCCGGGCTTCTTGGATGCGCTCCTGAATATGAGCCGCTTTCTTCGCCAACCGGTCACAGATTATTGACCGTCCAGCTTCCTTTGCATAGTTGTATTTCAGTTCCAGCATCAGGAAGTGGTGACGTAATCTTTTCAGTGCGTGGTACGGGTCTGTGCTTCGTTTGCTCATTGTGTCACACTCCAATCCATAATGAAAATAGTTACGATGAACAGCAAAACTGGCCCGGCCATTACGCCAAACAGCAGCCAGTACGGTATCCAATCGATAATTTTCCGTTGTCTTTCGGTTAGGTTTAATAAAGGCATAGGATTTCCAAGGGCTTCGTACCATCTATATCCGCATGGATAAAGGTTTTATAAATGATGATCCTTGTGAAGCCTACGGCCAACAGGGCTTTAACAATGTGGAAGCGACTATGGTTATTTGCACAGGCGATATCCACGGCCAGCCCAAACGTATGAGCAGACCCCTTCCGGCCACCTTCATTCTCATTGTGTTGAATGCAGCGATACGCTGAGTTAATTGTGAATGGGATACGAGCTAATTCTCTCGCGCCGTCCAGCATTCCAATAAGAACCACACTCATGGTGCCGGTTCCGCAGCCACACTGACATTCAAATTCACTGGTCACGAAATGTCTTGCATGAACAATGGTATTCATTTCGGTTCACCATCTAAAGATTTAAGGTCAGTCAACACAGCATGAAGTCCGGCTATCTTTTGAATAGCCTGAGCCTTCTTATATGGGTCACACGCATTGCCGTGAAGAACTGATCGAGCGATTTGTAACGCTTCTATTAAAGACATGTGTTTTCCCTCGCTTTCTTCGCCGCCAGCTTACGTGCCTTTTTCCTGGCTCGCATTACGGCCTTGTCTTTGGGTTTATTTCTTGAACGCTTTACAGTTTTGGTTTTCATATTCTCCTCTTTTCCATATCGTTTTCAAACTCATGTTCAGGGGTCTCATGTGTCTCTCCTATGCAGTCAACCCCGTCTTCTTGCCTGTGGCAGATTGCTATGCAGCGTTTCCCGTAGGAATCAAGGATAGCGAATTGACAGTGTTCTGTTCTGCGGTCGTGACTCATGATAACCCCCTTCACATTAAGTTAAAATGTATTGTTGATCAAACGTGGACATCTTTAGAACTTCAGGATGCGCCTTATAAAACTTCATGCGGTTGCGCTTGTACTCAATTCTGTACTGCGCTGAGAGCCACATTACCTTAGCCGATTTATGCGCTTTCGGTCTTCGCATCATCTTTGAGGATTTCATCACGTCTCTCCTGCATTTCAGTTGTCGGATCATCACCATCGAAGTCAATCATGTCACCTGACTTCAACCATTCATTAAGATAACCCATTGCGTTAAACAGCAGACCACACACGGCAGCGATACCGGCGTTATTCATTTCCGGTGTTCGGTTGTCGCTTTGATGATAGCCAAGCCACTCAAGGTAGTGCCGAAAGGAAGACTCCACGTAAGACTCCATTGGAAAGCCTTTCTTCCAGTTGTCAGCGTCTCTGATGTTACCATCGGATTGCAGCCGGTTCATGTTCATGTACTTCGCATACTGCTTAAGGGCTGTCAGGGATAGAAACCCTGCATAATTTAACTTACCGTCAGCGGTATCCCGGGTTGCACCGGACTCGAAGGTTCGCATATTCCCATCGTCTTCCTTGGGTTTGCCATAGAGTTCATCGTCCAGCACATCTAACTTATCACCGGGTGATAACCTCACGTCCACCCCTTGCTTCATTAGGATGATCTCTGAAGGCTTCAGCATAGCCACTTTCAAGTCCTGATCGATCATGGTTTTGATTTGCTTCTGCAGGGCTTCCACCTTGTCGCACTCGTTGCAGTCCGGAAAGATTGACATGCGCTTTTGCATTCCAGTTGCTTCACGGCATTCAGTTCCAGTGATGTATTCTTTATCCACCTTAATGCTGTCCGGCCACGGCCTTGCTTCATGGTCATGGTCGTATGCCCCATCAGAATCGTCTTCCCGGTTCCACTCTTTTTTGGCAGTGCTTCCCTGAGTCTTCGGGTTCAGGCTCAGTTCATCAGCAACCATATCATCCGTGAGCATCTGCTGGCACTCCTGCATGGTCTCACAGTCGATACACTTATCATATCTCGAATCGTTCATGCAAAAACCAATGCCGTTTATGAATCCAACCATTGAATTAATGGCCTTACCTTCGGCCACCAGCTTCTCAGCCACGGCATCACCATTGAACGGTTTAAATTCAGAGCCACGTCTGCACTTATCCATGCAAATCTCTGAATCAATGTCGGGCGAACCCAGGTTAAGCGAGTGATTACATCCGAAACAGGTTTGTTTATCATATAACATTATCTCTCTCCTCTTTAATTGGAGCCAGCCGCAGGGCTTTCGCCCCACTAAGCCAGCAATTAATCTTTGGTAATGAACCAACCGGCCCACAGTAGGAAAATAAACAGGCCGATTCCAAAATACAATTCTTGAACTTGCGTTAAAGGTTCAAACATTTTAATGACAGTCAGCCCAGGTGTCACCAATATCAAATGATCCGGTGAGTGGGCATCTAAAGTTAAAGTTCTTACCAGCTTCCGTGATTGCCAAGCAACCAAGGCGGCCAATCTTCTCGGCTATGTCAGGACGGCATTCGACTTGCCATTCATCATGGACGTTCAGCAGGAACTCATAATCAACCCCGGGTTTAAAGCCGGAGTCCTGAATGAACCGGTCGAAGATGATCAGAGCCAACTTCATTATGATTGCACCGGCCCCCTGGCACAGCGTGTTGAGTGCTGAGTGTAGGGAACGAGTCGGTATTGGGTGTTTATCGAGCGACATAAGGTAGCCGTGGGATTTCGCTTTGAGCTTAACTTTCTCCACAAGCTCGCCCAACGCCGGTAATCCTTTCTCAAACTTGCGGCGCATTTTGCCACCATACGCAGCCGACTTCTTGGCGATAGCTCCGAGCTTTCCATTTCCAGCGCCGTATAAGTAAGCGTAGAACCACGTTTTTGCATCGTCTCGGGAAAGGTCAAGGATTCGACTATTGACCGTATGCTGGTCTGTACCCTTTTTCTTATCGCCTTCTTTAAAGACGGTGACAAACTCCCCTTCATCAAAAGGTGACATGAAATGCCCAAGACATGCCATTTCAAGTCCATCGGCATCGATACCGACTTGCACCCACCCTGGTCGGGGGCCGAAAAGTTCTCGACACTCGGGGCCG